AGTTTCATTTTATTCTAAATATTCCATTCCCAACGAATGGAACATTTAGGATGATATTATAAAAATTCTCTAATAAATTGAAGGCCTGGTCCACTCAAAAATATAGAATTGGTACAAGATTACTTTAACATATCTAATCTTACCTCGAAATCTTATAATTTCTAAAAAGGATATTTAGAATCAGTAAATTATTAAGAAATCATAATTCTAGGTAAATTACGAAATAATCTTATTCCAACCTCTGGAAAATAACAACCATTTAAACTGAGGAATGTAAATACCTCATTTGAAAATACTAATCCCTTCGTTACCTATCCAAGACCATGAACCATAAGGCTTTTATCTGTAGTATACACACGATAAAAGTTTCTTTCAAATTTTTCCTTATTTTTGTTTTCTGTAATGGACAAAACATCATCTCCACAAACAAATAAGGAATAGTCTTTGATATTAGATAAATAATAAGAATATTTCAAATAAAATATAACCCTCAAGGTATTTCCAAAGGTAGTTCTAGTCGGATGACCAGAAAAAACTGTACCAGTAATCTTTGCTTTTAAAACCTTCTTTTTATTATCGAATCCAATAATATATGCATCAGGGCTGAAAACCATGTTACGGATTCTATCTCTCTAAGCCTCGGTCAACCAAGATTCTCTATCGAAGATCTTATCTATTACCTACGTAATTAGATAATTATCAATAGAATCTATAAGAGTTTTGTGTTATCTAGAGTCGTGAGCATCACCATCATTACTAATAAACAAAGGATCTTTATATTTTAAATATTCACTCGTGATAGCAGCCTCTTTTTATTGTAGATCCATATCTCCAATAAAATGACTACAAACCCTCTTCAAATTCTTCTTACAATTATACGCAACCCATCCTCCATAAACTTTTAAATATCCAGAAGGGTTAAATATATTACGCGATCTCTTTGAAGTTGGTTCGGATCCTGAAGAGATATGATATTCTCCACTCTTAGTGAAGACTTCATAAGTAATATCTCTTCTCATAGTCTTTTCATCGACTGCTTCATGCTTAAACTTTTCTAGATAGTTGGCATACATTTTATGTTTCTATGCATCCACTTCTCTTATATGTTCCATATATTCCTCGAGAGAATATGTTTAGAAATTCTCTATGAAATCAAAAACAAAATCAGATTCTTAAAAATACCGTCGGAAAGATTAGAGGTAATTATAATCACATTAAGTTTTTCCTCCTCCCTATCTACCTATCAAACCAGCAAACAAATTCATAACACATCTATCATACGCCCAGAGATTGGTATCAGCATTAGTGTTCAATAATTTTCTCTTTGAGTATGAAGATCCGCAGGAACAGTATTTGTTATAAAAATTATAAAAATCTGAAATGGAGTCGAATTGCCTTTCTTTACCTTCGTAATCGAAAAACTTCAACTCTGGAATCGATACATAAGATCTTCCTTAATAATCATAATATTTAAGATCTTTTTAATGTATTGATATATGTTCTTCTCCTCTGAGTTAGAACCTTCTCATGACTGCTCTATCAAGTGCTTTCATAACAAAGTTATAAAATTTGATATAAACTGAAGATTATTTGAGCCAGTCAGCGTATTATACTAGGTATCTATAATACGACTTGTACACAAAGAAGACAATAACAGCAGCTATAAAGCTAACTAGAACAACAAAGAATGTATTAACAGCTTCTTTATGTTGGGTAGGT